TCCTGGGTGCCGTCAGCACCTCGCGCGCGTTGGCCACGCCTGGACCGGTCATACCGGTCGGACCTGTCGGTCCTGCACCTCCCACAGAACCCGCTGTACCCTGCGCACCCGTGTTGCCGGTCGGACCTGTCGCCCCCACCCCACCCGGAGTGCCAGGCGTGCCCGCAGACCCTTGAGCTCCAGTCGATCCAGTAGGACCGGTCGACCCCGTGTTCCCGATTTGTCCACCGCTCCCGGTTGGCCCAGTTGCGCCTGCGCCAGTCGCGCCAGTCGGTCCCTGCGTCCCGGCACCAATGCCGGTTGGACCCGTAATGCCGGTCGCGCCAGTTGGACCGGTCGAACCGATTCCGCTCGGTCCCGTCGATCCGACCGGACCAGTCGCCCCGATCCCAGTCGGTCCAGTAATACTCGGGCCTGTCGCTCCGGTACCTCCCGTCGGTCCGGTTGACCCAGCCCCCGTCGGACCGGCAGGGCCGCCTGGTCCGGTCGGTCCACCCGGATCGCCAGTCGGTCCAGTCGCGCCCGTTAATGTAGCAAAGCCAGCCGGTCCAGTGATCCCGGTCGGCCCGGTCGGTCCCGTATTGCCGGTGGTGCCGTCATAGCCAGTCGCGCCGGTATGCCCAGCCAACACGACTGGGAAGGCATCGACCGGAGCGGCTGGAATCACCTTCACCATGTCAGAGCTCTAGTACCATGACCGACACATCGCTGATGAACGCCTTGCCACCACCGCCTTGCGGATCTTGAATCGAGAGATCGAGCCAGCACATCTGATTGACTGGAAGTGGTGGATGGCTGACAGGATCGAACTGTCCGTTGAACGGTTGTGGGATCGTCCCCATGATGGTGAACGACATCGTGTCGGTCGCGGCGCTGTTGGTCAGCGTCTGCGCTTGTCCCCACACCTTGCCCATAAAAGATGGACGGGTCTCATACGATTGTGCGGGGTCTTGCACCGAATTCTGATTCCACCGCCCGGTGATGGTGACCTTGCGATTACCCGCGAGCGTGTTGCCGCAAGTGCCGGACACGATCAGCAATAACCAACCGCTGCCTTCTGGCACGAAATGGTGGGCCATCCCCATCGACGTTTCCACGCTGAAATTGCCATTGAGCATCACCCCAGGCCACAACCGAGAACTAAAAGAATGCCCGAACGCCCCCACCGGCCCGGTTGGTCCAGTGTCACCGGGAGCACCAGGCGATCCACCCGGACCGGTCAATCCGGTTGGACCTGTAAATGCACCTAATCCGGTCGCGCCGGTCGGCCCGGTGCCGAACACGAACGGCCCGGTCGGACCCATTGGTCCGGTCGCACCCGTGACAGCCGCAGATCCTTCCGGTCCAGTTGGCCCAGTCGGACCACCGGACGGACCTGTCGGTCCGCCGAGCACGACAACCGGCCAAGCCTCGACCGGTGCAGGTGTATTCGATTGCTCGCTCATATCTCCATGATCACCCATTGGAGGTCGTACAGCTGCACTTGCGCACCGGACGGCGTCGACGCCACCGCGATGTCGTACCAATACTCGTTGAAGATCGCACCGAACCCGATCATGTCGAGTGTGATCAGCGCGAACGGAATCCGCCCATTCATCGGCAATTGGGCGAAAGTTTTCTCCAGACAAATCTGCGCCCCAATCGTACCTTGGCCAAAGACCGGATAACCAAAGTCCGTGCTGCCACGGCGCAGATGCATCCGCAGCCCGCCATTGAGCACATTGTTGGCGACGGTGCCGGTGAAGCAGACGTAGGCATTGCCGGTGTTCTGGAAGTAGAACGGAATCTGCAGACCCTGGTGCCGCATAATATTGTCGAACGGCCCAGTCGGACTGGCGTAGCTCTGACTGATCGCCTGGAAGATGCCGCCTGGTCCTTGCGGCCCGGTCGGCCCCTCTGCCGCTGCCGGACCAGTCTCGCCAACTCCCGCCGGCCCAGTCATCCCGCGCGGTCCGGTCGGTCCGGTTTCGCTGTTTCCCACCGGCCCGGTCATGCCCGTGAACCCAGTCGGCCCGGTCGCCCCAGTCGCACCGACCGCTGCTGCCGCACCCGCAGCCCCGGTCGGTCCGGTCGGACCGCCAGCCGGTCCGGTTGGACCGCCGACAAGTACTACCGGATAGGCCGCAACAGGCGCAGGAATCGGCAGGTCGGACATCGATGCTCCTTAGAGGAACGGATGGATGACGAACACGCTCGACACGGTCACGACCGACTCCATGACGACCACGCCGTACAGCATCGACTCGTTGTCGGTCGACTCGGTCAGATAGAGAGCTCCCATCATGGTCGCGATCATGACAACCTCAACTTCGGATCGATGAAATAGGGCACTGCCGCACGACCGACGCGTGGATAGGCGTAGAGGTAACCCTTTTGCTGCAGCTGTGGCGAAGTCAGCGCCAAGGACTGCGAGAACCGGCAGCCAGCTCGCATGGTGGCACTGCCATCGGCCACCGAACCGCCATCCACCGTCGAGCCATAACCAATCGCAAACGGCCCCGCCAAGAACCCGGTCGGTGGAGTGAAAGCAAAAGCCGACTGACCAAAATTAGAAGTGAACGCCAGCAAGCTGCCAGCATTGCCGCTGCCGGTCAGGTAGGCAAAACCGAACGCAGCATTGGTCGGAAACAACGACGAGATGTCGAAGCCACCGATATTGTTGGCTGGATCGTGACTGGCATTACCATTCCAATTGCCGCCATTGAGCCGGACGTGGAATTTCTTGTTAGTCAGATCGATCGCAAAACACCAGACATCATTGAGCACCAGCGCAGAAAGCACACTGAGCGTGCGCGTACCGCAGGCCCACACCGTGCCCTGCTGATCGATGGTCGCACCGACATTGGTGTAATTGCTGAATGCTCCGGCTCCCGTGATGATCCCACACACCCCGGTCGGATAACCGAGAAACTGCTCGATGTGGGTGTTCTTGTGCTCGAAATAGAACTTGCCGCTAGTCTGCGCCGCAGTGGTCCGGATCCCGCCCGCCGTCGCACCAGATTTGGTGACGGTCAACTTGTCGGCACTCAGATTGAGCACGGCATCGGCATCAAGCGTATTCCACACACCCAACCCATCGGCCGGCTCGTTTGCCCCGGTCGTCCCGGCTCCGGTGCAGAAGAACACCCGACCCAGATTGCTAGCATGCTTGACCGCATCACCGACGACATAAGCGGTCGACCTGGCCACCGCTGGCACCTGGCTGTCCCAAGCCGAGCTGTCGGACGACAACCCACTTGGTGCCGACAACACCGATGCCTTGCTGCCACGCTTGTACGATCCCCGCGGTGAAGACGCCGAGCCGAGATACTCGAGCACCACGTAGAGCTCATCGTTGTTCGGCACGCGAATGTCGTTGGCGATCCCGTAGAGCGTGACGTTGCGATCAGTGTTGATGATGTCATTCCAAATTACCAGCGGCCAACAATTGAACACAGCGTAAGGAATGCTGGTGGGTGAAATCATCACATTACGATGGGAAATCGGCGTGTTACCGTCGACGGCACCGCCTGTCCGCACGATGTTAGTCGCGATCGATTCCACTCCCAGGCTGGTATGCCGCTCGTTCTTATAGTTGGTACCATCGCTGGCACAGCGCACCAGGTCGAGCACAAAGCCGGGGAACATATTGCTGTCGCCACTGACGAACACCGGACCCATATTGGCCGGAAGTTTGCAATCCTTGATCAGCATGTAACCGGCCAGGCCGCGCGACATAAGCGAGGCACCGGCAGCAAGATTGCTGAAATCGCTGCCTTCGATGGTGACATTCCCAGCCAAGCTTGGGCCGGTAAAGATCGCCTGGGTGCCACTGCCGAGCACACCGGTAAAAGCACAGTTCTCCATCTTGATGATGCCAACACCCAGCGAAATAAGCTGACCGGCAGCAGCGAGATTGAACGTGCAATCCTTGAACTCAGCTTGTGTCCCGTTGACCGAAGTCGCCCGGTTGATCCTGATCTGTAAACCAGTGTTAGTGTTGGTCAGCGAGAACAGACAATTATCAAAGCGTGCCTGGCACAAATTGCCGCCGAGAATATCGAATGTGCCGGTACCGGCATTGATGAACTGCAGGCCGTAAACATAGCTCGCAGAGTTCTGAAAAAGTGCAAATACCGCCGTACTGCTGATCGTAAATGTCGCCGTTGTCCTGGCATCGGCAGGGCCAGGCGGCAGCGTGACCGTGTGATCGACACAAATGACGGATCCGTTGGTCACACTGCTGGGCAAGATTTGCATCGTGCCGGACGAAATCGTCTCGGCATGATCGTCGCCCACATAGGTGACCATGCCGTTATTCGAAGTCCAACTTGTACTGCTGGACCAGATGCTCGCCAACCGCGCAGCCGGTGCAGCCCAACGAGTTGTAAAATTGCCAACCGGACCAAGACATAACCAAGTGATAAAATTTTCAACCGTTGTCGCACCCGGCGTCGTGTTCCAGGTCGGTTCGGTCGCAGCACCGTTGCTACCAGTTTGATTGATAAAGTAATGTGTACGCGCTGTATTCGTGATGATGCAACCAGTTGCAGTAGCAACCTGACTTGCTTGCCACGAATTTGTATTTGCCAAATCGCCATTCATCGCCGGCAGGGCCGTACACTCCTGCCACTTCGGCCCAGCAGCTTCAGTGATAATCACACCCTTGCCAGGCGAAGCACCCCACGTTGGTTCAGACGCCAACGATGTCCCAGCAAGAATACAAACGAAACAACGCTCGTTCGTAACTGTCGGTGCAGTGCGCTGCCGAATAATCTGTCCAACGGTGTAAGCTGTGCTTGCAGTCCAGCGCGCCACACCACCATCAGCACCGGATGGGCCGTAAGCCACCGAGTCAACGTAGAGCGATTTCTCGGTATAAGCCATTACTGCAGCGCCTTCACACTGTAGGAATAGACACCGTTCACCCCCCACATCATCAGCGAGAACATGTGCCCGGTGATGGTGTCGAGCGCATCACCGACATTGCCGCCCACCGTCCAACCGGTGAACGTGATCGCGCCGGCACCGGACTGATTGAAGACCGTCAGGATGCAGCTGCCTGGCTGCGACGGCGCGGTGATGGTGAACGCCCCAGCGTTGTTGACGTACTGGATCGGATTGCGTCCGAAATCGACAGTGATATTGCCGGTCACGTACTGGTAGGGCGTCGACACCACGCCACCGCTGAGAGCTTGCCCAGTGGCTCCAAGCAGCATGGCACCAGGCTGAATCGGCCCGGTTGCACCGGTCGGACCAAGCCCTCCTACCGGCCCGGTCGGTCCACCCGCCGGTCCGGTCGGTCCGGGAGCTCCAGTTGCTCCGGTGTTGGTGGCAAGTCCAGTTGCACCTGGGGTACCAGTCGGTCCAGTCGGGCCACCAGCAGGCCCCTGGATGCCAGGAAGGCCCTGAATGCCCTGCTCACCGGTCGGACCTACAATCGTCTCGCCTTGCGGCCCTGTGAAGCCTGTGGAGCCGGTGGGGCCAGTAACAGTGCTACCTGGTCCAGTCGGACCGGTTGGAGCTCGCGGTCCTGTCGGTCCCGTAAACGAGACACCAGGAGCTCCGGAGGGGCCAGTTGATCCAGTGAGTCCGCTCGACGGACCAGTCGGTCCCGTGGCTCCGAAAATAGGAACAACAGGCCAGGCTGCAACGGGAGCATCATCGCTGTTCTTGATCGGGCTCACGGTGGATATGTCACCCCCTGCGTCACCTCGACGGTGCCGTGTAGCAGCGGCACTCGAGTGGCAGGGTTGCTGGCATCCACCATCACCAGATCGTAGACATAGCAACCCGGCTTCAGGCTGGCCTGGATGTCGTCCGGCGCGACATTGAAGTGGATCACCCGCTGGTAGACATCATCGATGACAATCCGACCGTCGGCAGTTGACATCTGCAACAACGGCGTCTGGTCGTACCGGTTCAGCTGCACGTCCATCTCGAACCCCTGGCCCTCGAGATTCCACTCGTAGCCGTTGGGCGCACCGAACTGGGTGGCATCCATCCAGGTGCCGTTATTGTCGATCTTGAAGTCGAGATGCGCCGAGGTGACCGAGTGACCGTTACATCCACACCGAGACATGAATCACCTCAGCATTCCCGACGGATGAATGTTGAACGTGCTCACACCGCCACGCTGGCTCGAGACGTGAAAGTTGCGCGGGAACACCCAGTTCTGCGCACCGACGGTGTTCGCCTTCATCGTCGCCACGCGAGCGTGCGCGATGCCATCGCGGAATTTCTGGGTGTGGTAGTTGGCCATCTGCGGATTAGAGAAGCTTGTCCCCGGCTGCAGCATCATCTCGCCCAGCACACCGTGCAGCAGCGTGAGGTAATGCGCCGGCAGCAGCCACTCCGGCACGCCCGGTGGATAGCAAGTCAGCGGGTCGGTGACGGTCTTGATCAGAAACGCCGCCATCGGCTGGGTCTGGCTGTACGGGTACTGAAACCGTACCGTGCCGATCTCCGGCATGATCGCCGCCTGCGGCACCCGGTTCTGATCGAGCACACCAAGGAGCCGCAGGATGCGGCCGCCATTCACCGGATAGAGCGGATAGTCGAGCGTCTCCGAGACGACGTTGAAGACAATGACCTCCTGCCAGCAGTTCGACTCGTCGAAGAACCGCTGCAAGGTGTCGAACAGCTGGGCCTTGAGGCCGACATCGGAGGCACCCGACAAGGAAACTTTGGCCTGACCGAGCAACTGCGCCCAATAGGTATCGCAGGGATCGCACTGCGGGTCGTCAGCTTTGCTTTTGCGCTTTCTCATCCGCCCTTCCCAGTCCGTTTGCCTGACGGCGGCGAACCACCAGTGACCGGGCCGAGCCCGTGCCCAACCAGCCCCTGGGTGAACATCCCGAGGAACGCCGTCGACCGTGAATCCTGGTAATCCTCCTGGTCACGCTCGAGCGCATGACCGACGATCCCGTGCAGGATGGCGAGCCGGAACGCCGGCTCCATCTCGACATAGGTGTCGTCGACTTCGGTGAACGCAGGGATCTGGCCGCTGACCGCCAGGTTGAACACGAACAGGTCCGACCGCAGCCGGCTGGCCTCGAGCATGGTCAGGTTGAGCGCACGCAATAGCGACAGGTCGTCATAGCGATAGCCAGGAACGACGTCCTGCAGCAGCGTGCGTGCGTCTTCGACGTAATCAGCCACGCTATTGAGCGTGGGCTGATCCTTGTCGGAAAAATTGCCGTGGTATGCAGGACTTGCCACCCTAGGCTCCTCTGGCGAGGAGCCTAGGGGGAAAGTCTTAAGAAACGCTTAAGGCTCAGTTCAGGACGATCTGGGCCTGCGCCAGGGCGGTGTTATCGACCACCTGGTAGCCATAGACCTGCAGACCCCGGAGGATCTGCCCGAACGTGAGCTCGCTGCGCAGCGTCTCCACCTTGCTGATCTGCGAAGCAAACGTCAGCGCGTGGGCATGTCCCGCGTAGACCGGTTGCTCGCCGGCCGCAAAGTTGGTGGCGTCCGTCGCACTCGAGGGCAACAGGTTGGAGATGTAGATCGTGAACCGATCGATCTGACCCAACCGCCCATTGCGCAGCATCGAGGTGCCGTCACCCGACACATAGACCTGCCGGAGCTCGGACTGCTTGATGTAGCGACCGGCGGCCGCCGACATCACCACCCAGCGACCCTGCTCTGGGATGTTCTGCTCATCGAGCACCTGGCCGAGCCGCAACAGGACGTCGGTGATGCTGATGTCAGTGCCGAGAACCGGATAGCCTTTCACCGCCAACGGCGTGCCCTTGACGCCGAGATTGAGGTTGCCGGAGATCACGCCAGCAGCCGCACCGCGGTTCTTGGCGTTCGCCTGCACCACAATGCCGCCGAGGACGTCGCGATCGACCACGATCTTCAGCTGCTGGGCCGCATCGTCCGACCACATGCTGAGGATGTTGAGATCCGACTGCACCTCCATCACGTCATCGAGAATCAACGAAAAATATTTCCCGATGCCGATATACAACTCCACCGAGCCACCGGACGGACGATCGAGCGCGAGCAAGCCGTCAGCCAGGTAGTCGCGGATAGTGACCGTGGGCTTGGTGCGAATCTTCACACGATCGCCCATGTTTGCAATCTCGCCCTCGTAGTCGGTGTTGCTGATCGCTGCGAGGACGGTGCTCGCATAAAACTTCTCGACCAACTTAGCACTCCAAATTTCCGGAATGAATCCAGTAGCTTGGAGGGTATTGGCGGTACTGCCAGTCGGATAAAGTGCAGGAGTACTGCCAGCAGTGGCAATACCAAACCCCGTGCTGGGAATAGGCATTGAGGTAGCCCCTCTGTTTGGGAGCTACCCCATCAGTTCATACCTGGCGCAGCCCCCGGTTAATCCCGGATGCGCCCTTCTCTTTGAGCTGCGAAGATATCTGCCTCGGTACGAGCCCACTCGGCCTCGCGACCGAGAAAAGCCTTTCTCCGATTCAGTCGGTAAAGCTCTGCGATCTGAGCGCGTGTGTAGGTCGGCTTGTCGGTCGGCAACGAGGCACTGCCTCCAGTTGCCGGTCGGGCGCGACCAGGAGCCGCCAGGGTGGCCAGGGGTATCGCCGGCTCCCTAGGCGGTACTACCGGGCTGGGAGAAGGCTCTGGCGTGTGACCTGTAGCTGCTTCCTCGTTAAGGAAGCTTTCGAAGAAATGCGCCACTCTAGGGGCAGAGCCGGCTGAAATGGCGTCATTCAACAGCGTCTGTCTAACACGACCAGAAAGGACGTCAATACCTAACAGCCAGCGGTGCCAGCGCGGATTGCGATCGATCTCGCGGAAATTCGGCACCCTGGCCTCGACCGCGATATCCATCGCCCGCCGGTCCTGCTTGGCCAGCCGCTGCCGAAGCTCCTTGTTCTGCTGCTCGAGTGTCTGGATGTGCGGAGACACCGTCTGCAGTGCCGCTCGAGCAGCGACGTCGAGCAAATCACGGCCGTAATTCTGCTCATCTTCCTTCGTCAGATACTGCCGGGGCTTCGGGGATGGTGTGCGTCGTTGTGGCTCCGAAGGCTGTCTAGCGACAACGTCGTTGAAGTACTTCTCCTGCAGTTCGCCGAGATCTTGCTTCAGTTGCTCGTTTTCTGCGCGTTCCCGCCCTTCCTTCGACAGGGCGCGGCTCTTCCAAGTGTTCGAGTTCGGATCGGCGTCTTCAGGTGATTCGGGGGCGGCTGGCTGCGCAACAGGTGCCGGCGGAGCTTGGGTCGGGGGGGCTTCACCAGGCGAGGTCGGCACCTGCGCAGCCGGAGCGCCGGGACCGGGCTCCGGAGTTTGGGAATATAGTGCGTCAACGGCCGCCGCGCGCTTGCGCACGGCTTCCGGAATGTCCTTGGGATCGTACGACAGCTTGGCTGCCGGTTCGGCGTCTACGACAACATCAACCATTCTTGGCTTTCTCCAACGCTTGGAATATCGCCTTGCACTGCTGGGCGTGCCCCTGCGCGCGCTGCAGGTTGTCTGGCGGACTGTCGACCAGGGTCTCGTACTGGCGCTCGGTGTAGTCGGCGAACGCTGTGCAGAAACCCTGAAATGCCGACGGCGAGGCGTTCCGCAGGAAACGCGCGTGTTTCTCCAAATCGATCAGCGTGCTCACTCATCACCATCGTTGTCCGGCGGCATCAGCGCCGTTGGCCCGCGCGAGGGAGCCTGACCCATCGGTACCGGGGGCGCGGGCTCATCCATGTCCGGCTCTGGTTCCGGCGCAGAAGGCTTGGGATAGCGATTCGCCATCCCTTGCATGGGATCACCCCCGGTCAGCGTCTCGGAGCCACCAGGGCCTCTCCTTTGCTCGCTGGCACCCTTCCCGACGTGGGTGGTGATCCCGCCTCGCCCGATCGGCGTGAGATCCTTCTTGAATGGTCTACGTGCCATAGGGATCAAACCCTCCTGGTCCGATCGGCCCGACAATGCTGGCCCCGCGGATGCCCATGTCAGGTCCAGTGGCAAACGGCGTACCGCCCTTGCCATACTCCCGGGTAGAAGTCGGCTTGATCCGCGGTGGACCCTGCACCGCCTTGGCCGGATCAAGCATCTTCGGACGCCCGAGCGGTCGGGGCGTGCGCGGAATTATCGGTGCCATCAGCGTGCGCTCGTGCGACCGGGCTGCTGCGACTGCGCCCCGGAGAAGCCGAACATCTTGCCGTTGCCACCTTCGGCGAACTTCGGCCCGGGAGCCGAGCTCGGATCCTTGCCGGTATTCCCCGGCTTGTCGGGGCCAGCTGCCTGCTTGCCGAACATATGACCGTCGCCGCCCTCGGCGAACGTCACGTCGTGCTGGGCTTCCTTCTTGGTCGTATTGACCGAGAGCTTGTTAGCGCGCATAAAAAATCCTCCACGACCGTTGCAAGGTTGCGTCGTGGAGGAAGTTAGGCGCTAAATCTTAAGAAATTGTTAAGGCGACCTGGGAACGTCGACCCGATGCTCGCGAGTCATCTCTAACCCCAGCCGGTAAACGACATGGCGCAGATGGTGCCAGAGCGAGTGGGCGAGCTCACCCTTCGCCTCAAGCTCCTGGAAATCCTCCAGAGCGTGCCGCGCATGCCGGTAGGCATGCCGTAAGTTCTCATCACTCATGGCAGCTTCGGCATCCGAGGTGCCCCGCCGCCGACCAGGATGCTGATCAGGTAAATCAACGCAATCAGCAAGATCACCACCCAGATGCCCTTCTTCACCATCTCCGGGATCGGGTAAATAAAGCTCTCGATCACCCAGATCGCCAAATAGACGATCCCGGCCAGGATGATCAGACCCACCAAGAACCACAAAATTCCAATTGCGATCTCAGCCATGTTGGCCTCCTATTTATCGGCCGTCGCTGCTTTCACAGCCCACATTGCAGCATTCTCGTAGTGAGTCATTGCCAGCGCCCAGCAACGGATAACTTCGCCTTTGAAATCAGTATCGATCTGACCCTGATTGCAGAGGTCGATGAGTTCGGCCGTCTTAACCTTGATCTGACCAACCAGATCATCCTTCGACGGATTGAAGTCCAAACGAACGCGAGTTGTTCCCAGTGTCATTGGTTCACTCCCAGCTAATGCGATCAATGGTCGTTGGACCCTTGTACCCTCTTTGCCACACGAACCAAGCGAACGGCATTGCACTCGATGCCTTCGGTCCCTCCCAGCCCTTCCTGTGCATCATCGGCAGGCGGTTGCGAAACACATGAATGCGCGCCAGGCCGGAGTGCTCCAGGATGTCGGTACGCTTCACACTCTCCAGGAATGCCAGCCGCAGCAACATGATCACCAGCGGACTAAATTCGAGTGCCTTACGAACGAATGCTTCCGCCAGCTGATATGGCGGATTGGTCACAACTGCGTCAGTCGTCCGATGACCAGCAGTCAAAAAATCGATGCCTGATAACCCGCAACCGTATTGATGCAAATCCGTGGCAAACACCTCGTGTCCGTGATCACGGAGAACCTTGACAATCGACCCTGGCCCGCACGCCGGTTCCCACACAGAATGAGGGAGACTCTCGACGCGCAAGAGCGCCTCAACGGCGCAAGCCGGAGTTTCGTAGCAGTCATCACCACGATCCTTGTAAGAATGCTGTCCTGCTTGGGCGGATTTATCGAGCATCTTTCAACCGTTGTTCTCGTTGTTCGATCTTCTCTATCGATAAACTGTAGCCAGCCCGCGCATTGCGTGCCCCGGTTCCCGCACGATGTGGAGCCTGCGGATCATTGGGGTCTTTCATCCACACTCCGAACACCAGACCTATGTGGTCCTTGTATGCTTTGTCCAATGCCTCGCGATCAAGCGCCAGCAGGTGTTCCTCGTATTTTGAAATCGGTAGATCATCCACATAAGACCGCGGTGCTGCCTGCGCTTCCGGCACCTCCCACCGCCCCGACAAATAGCCCGCACACGCCAGTAAAATTAGCAAAATAATGATAATTGCCACCGTGAGCATCACACGGTGGCCGATGTCCATCTTATCGAGCGGTTCCATCTCGGTGCCTCACGCCGACTCGGAGCCGGCGTGAGGCCAGTTCGCGTCCATGTAATCCTGCACCTCTTGGAACATCGCGTCAGCGTCTTTTTTCAGTTCAGTCTCATGTCTGTTGATAGGCCCGTAGTGATTGCACAAGTTGCGCAACGTAAGCCCGCACGACTCAACAGAAAACGCAGGCTGGTTCTTACACAGATCCTGGAACTGCTCGCCACGTCCGCCGCCGTAGCTCGTCCAATCCTCCGAGCTGCACGACACACCTTCCGAGAACGCCTCCAGATAGCCAGGAGAATCCCCCCGCAGATATTCATCCATGAGATCATCAAACTCAGGATCGCTGGCACCGGCAGCATCGTAACTCGTCTGGAAAGCGCCGGCTTCAGTCGTGGTATCGGCTGGACCGTAATAGCCTGGCGGCACCGACTGATCTCGACCGCAGCAGTGCTCACCAGACGACTCGCGCATGCCGTGACCCAACATCAGGGCATAGAGATGCCTCAAACGATCCACGGCACTGCCGTCGGTCCCTTCGTTCGACATACCGAGCTTGTTGAAGTCATTCTTGTACACGTTGAACACGTCCTTGTCGGAAGACGTGCGCGGTCGCGACATCTCGATCACACCCGGATGGTCGACCTTGAGCTTCTTGTAAGATTGCGCGAACGCAAGCGCCATACCTTGCGTCCACCCCGGAGGAGCCTCCCCTCTGTCATCCCAACCATAAGAAGCAACCGCTGAATTTTTAGCGATATTTTTGATCGCTTTCTGTTGTGCAACCGTCAACGCTCCAGGTGGAGGAGCCGGTGGCGGCAACGGCTTCTTATCATCATAAAGCGCCTGCCAGGTCTCTGGACCGACCACACCGTCGATCTCCAATCCGCGCGAAGACTGATAGCGAATGACGTTATCCTTGGTGATTGGCCCGAAGTCACCATCGACCACCCCGCTGAAATGCGGGATCATGCGCTGCAGATCCATCACATCTGGGCCTTCATCACCTTCTTCAAGCGTCGGCCGATCCTCAACATCAATCTCCGGCACCTCCCACCCGCGCACCCACATGTAGCCGATCACGGTGCTTGGATCGTAAGTACTGACATTGACGCAGTTGCTTTGATTCCCACCCCTGCAGCGCAAGTTACCGTTATCGTCCCACTCCTCAAACATGGTCACATGCCCGCCGCCTTCGCGGGTCATGACCACGATCGTTCCAGGGACTGGAGAACCAAGCTTCACGAAACCGGGGTCGCTCGCAAAGGACTGCGCCCACATCCACTTGTCAGTATCCGTTGGTCCGAACGGACCGGAGATGCCTTCTTTGGTGCAAGCCGCTAAACAGAAAGCCGTACAGACTCCACACCAAGCAATACTATCGTCGTCGTAAATCGAGGCATATTCAGCTTGTTCCGGAAATTTTCGCCCGATATAAGCAGCCATCGCTTCGATCTTGGGATTGCTGCCGTTCTCGTACTCACTCAAACCGGTGATGGCGCGCATCACTTCCAACCAAGGTGGAATATCTTGCGACATCTGCGTGCTCCGTTGCTCGGTAGTTGGTGAACATAGTCTGGTCGTGGTCGGCTCGGTACCACCAGACCGGAAACTCCGGATCGTGATCCTCGAGCCGCGCCAACGTGTTCACCTCCCAGGAAATGTTGCCGGTCTTACCCAGCCAGCGCGTATATTCGCGCTTCATGTTGTAATTGAACGGCCCCACCAGATTGCGTGGCACCACCATCACCCCGCCGCAGAACCGCCAGCAGGGAGAGTCGTCATCATATCTGTAGCCCTTGTCCCAGCAGCCCGGGATCGCGATCGCCTGCTCGCCCTCGACACGCTCGAGGAAGGCATCGATGATCTCAGCAGTCACGCCGGGAACGTGGAAAATTCCATAGTCCAGCCAAACGAACACATCGACGAACGGCTCGACATAGGTCGCGACCTCGAGCCACTCGGTCTTCTGTGCCTGAACAATGTGATAGCCGAGTGAATTCTTTTGCGGATTGTCCGCGACCGAATAAGTAAATCGCGTATCGGCACCATAGTCCTCTTTGAGATACTGGTAGAGCCAGCAATGCTGCAGATCGCCCTTGGCGCGCAGCACACAGTGCTCGATCCCCAGCAGCTGGCTGGCAAGCTCGTCATACTCCGCCTCCGAGCGCGGATGGCCGGGGATCGGAACATAAGCTGTCACCACGGCGACGGTCATAACGCATCCTTGAAACAAAACTGGATCACCTCCATAGGATCCATGGTCGCTGTCCAAGCTTCACAATCACGCACCCCGAAGCTGACCATGATTTTTCCTGTTTCAGGAAAAAATGCCAGTCCGGCCGCAAACTCGATCTGCCGGTCGAAAAAATAAAACGGTGGAGAAATCCGCTGCAGGCGCTTGTGATGGTCCCAAAGTACAAAGCGATGTTGGTAATAGCGGCCGGTGTGACCGGGGATCTGCCGTGCCTCATGCACGATCGCCATCCAGTGCCGATCAACCTTGATGACTTGCGATCCACCGCTGATGTGGCCAACATCCCACTGCAGAGTGTCACGATGAATGTTCTCACCCTGGAGGTTGACCAATGACCCGAGACGATAAACGAAAAACAGGTCATCACCACCCACCCACGGCATCCAGTTTTTCTCATGCCGACGATCAGATGGAAGAATTTGTCGCCAATTGTCTCCGTAGCTCCAGCCACCTTCTCCAGGATCAAGTGGCGCTAGAACTTGTTCGCACCATCCTTCGGGGGTCAACTCCCGAACGGTGGAGAGCGTCCAGAATTGTTGCCGCCATTCAAAGAGACGAGAATCCTCAAACCCCAAAACCAGCGGATAGCTTGCATCCGGCCAGTTGGATGGGAGTTTGAGTTCTAGCCAACCGTTAAGAGAATCCCAAAGAAAATTGCGAGTGTGAATAGGATAATTACCAGAGACCGTGCCATCGCTGGCCCGAATCCGGTACGCACCCTCGTCTGTAATCGTGTAATTAACACATCGAACAAGGATCTTTGGTTCTCCGCCATTCTCGATCACCGACGGGTTCGTCGCCACATAGCCGTCGGGCGGCTGGATTGTCAGCTGCTGCGGCTTGAATGACGGCACGTCCTGCACCAGCGGCTGCAGGTACCAGAACAAGTTGCGCCTCGCGAGCTCACTACCGACGAGCGCCAACTTGTTAGCCTCCTTTGCTGCTGTGCGGCGTTGGCGCTCGTCGTAATAACCGCAGATTGAAAACTCTTCTTTCAGCCCAGTCTGATGGACATACTCATTAACGAAAAGCTTGTCTCCTGTGGGCACTGGAATTCTACGTCCAGGCTCAGAGAAGAGTAGGCTACTGAAATTTTCCCCTCGCTCACGATAGAAGCGGGCAAGGTCGTACAGCGTTTCCCCCCGCTGGGGACGCATAGAATAAGCTTTGAGCATCTCCCACACGTAATGAGCATGTTGCCCCAGTTGTCGATAACACTCTGCAAGACGCATTTGCGCGTACCATCGCTCTTCCTCGTAACCTCCAAGCTCGGTTCGTCGACGATAGTGAACGATGGCATCGTCAAATCTCCCGGCATCGAAGTACGACTGCGCCAGATAGAAATGATACCGCTCGATCAATCCCGGTCGTGTCTCGACATCGAGTGCAACTTCCAGAAGGGCAATATCGCGAATAAATTTATCAGCACGATTGGCACCGTCAGCGTGATCAACAAACTCTGCGCCATGTAGTACTCCAAAAGACGGCACATCCAGATACTCATGCGTGACCCCTAAATAACCGCCGGTTGCCTGACGACTCAAAAGTCGGCGGTTATAATAGCTCAGAGCTCCCCCCACCTGGCGCATGTCATAAGAAAGCCCGCGATGACCATTGATCCAGTCCGCCCGCTTAACCCGAAGCTCCATGTCGGCGTCACAGAGCAGGAGGAAGTCCCACTCGAGCTTACTCTCGCGAGCGACCCGAAGAGCCTCGTTGCGCGCCTGCGCAAAGTCGACGAACGACGCAAAATGAAGCTCGCACGGTTTCTGGGCCTGCGCGAATAGCGCATGAATGATCTCGGCAGTCCCATCGGTACTGCCGGTATCCACGATAATCCCGCAATCCACATGCGGTAACAGCGAGCTCACGCAGCGTTCGATCCGCGCTGCCTCGTTCTTGACGATCGCGTTCCAGGCAACGCGCATCAAAGCCCAGCGCCGGTCGCCCCCGACGGACCGGTCCCGCCTGTGACACCCGTAGTCGCCAGCGTGGTGTCGGCCCCGAGAACTTGAAATTCCTCGCCTGGACCCTCGCTCGCCACCAGGTTGGCGATCGCCTGGGCGCGCGAGTTGGCCACCACCTGGTAGGTCACCACCGGTCCGAGCTTGCGCGCCTGGATGTAAAACGTCGCCATCGCTACCTCCCCATTGCGCCAGTCGAACCGGTCGAACCCGTCGAACCCGTCGAACCCGACGTCCCGGGCGGTGCCGCCGCCGGCACTGGCTCGGTATCCATCACCTCGATCGACTCGCCGGGAGCAGCACTGTCGAGCACCGCCTGGATGGCGTGCTGGTAGGTCTCGCCCGACGCCTGCACGATCTCGATCGGCATGGTCCTGCGGATCTTCAGATAGAAATCAGGCATCTAGCCCTCCTCTGGTTAACCTGGTCCGCCCTGGATCGGCGGCGGCCGCATCCCTGGCTGCATCGGCCGGCGCTGCAACCCGACCACGTTGCCGGGGAGCGCCTGCTGGTTCGACATCGGCGTAGGCTGGTTGCCTTGGGCTTGGCGAGCTCCCTCAGCCATGTTTCCGGGCGGTCCGGGAGGGGCACTAGGGGGACCACCGCCTGGGCCGCCAGGGGGCGCTCCTAAGCCCGGTGAGCCTCCCGGCGCTTCCTCACCCGGCATCGCGGCATGTGAGGCAAGGAACCCGGCGGTGAGCTCGGACGCGATCTTCTGCACCCCCAGTTCGACACCAGCCTGAATGCCCTCGTCGACCTTCTGGCTGATCGCCTTGTTCTGCTCGTTCTGCTCCTGCTTCTCCTGCTTCTTGGCCAGCACCTCGTCGGACGGCACCACCTCCTCGCCCTCGAGACCGATGGTCTGCGACACCGAACGCAGCACCACGCCGCGGCCCTTGATCCCCATGATGCCAAGATCGACCGGGTTGTTGGTGTGCTGCAGGAACTCCAGCTGCCTCTGTCTCTGCGTCTCGCGCTGGACCGCGACGTTGACGCCCTGGACGTAGATGTCCTCTTGGCCAGTGAGCGCGCCGGAGGTGTCGGTGAGCAGCACCAGGTCGGACAGTTGCTCGAGCGCGACCTCGAAAATGTCGCGGTCAATATTGGCGGCAACGGTCTGCAGGATCTTGCTCGCGTTGCCCATCAACATCGCGAGCCCGGATGCCGTGCGTCCCGCGCCGCCCGACGCCTGACCGCCGATATACTTCGGGATCGCCGACACGTCATCGGATAGTTCGACGAGCGCCTTGAAGACCGTCAGTAACTCCTGGGCATTGCTCTGCGGCTGGAAGAACTCGACCGGCGGCTTGGCATTGTTGCCAACCGGATCGTCGGTGACATGCCAGCGTTTCCAGGGATAGAGCTCGTCGACGTTATCCTCCGGCCTGCACCTGCTGTCATTGATCACCACCTGCGGTCCGCTGGAGATACTCATGTTGTTGACGAGCGAGCGCAGCGTGGAGTTGGCGGCGTCCTGCAGGTCAGCGATCAGATCGATCAGCGAATTGCCGACCACGGTTCCAGGCACTTTTTCGAACGAGGTAATGAAGTAGTTGTGCCGTGCCCGGGGCGATGGCGATAGGTTGGCCTTGATAACGTGGCTGCCGATGCAATAGGCGTCGATGTGGTAGTCGCGGATCGGGTCGGAGATCCCGGGCATGCCGTACTCTTGCAGGATCTCGCCTTGGACGTTGCCGTGGAACTCCATTTGGGTGATAAGGCCAGACCGGTTCCATGCAGGGTTCTCCCGGTTCTCGAGCACAGCCCGCTCGGCGTCGGTGGTGTCCCAGTTGTCATAGAGCCCACCGCGGCCGTACTCAGTCAGCACGGCGCGCACCTCGTCCTGATTGAAACCGGGCAGGTCGAGCATGTCGTTGAGCTCGGTGCGGGTGAGGTTGGACTTCTCGATCACCGCGGCGTTCGCGATG